AACATTATTCACTCTTTTGAGTTGCAGCCTTTGCACCAATCATCACGCCAGATCCACCTAATGTGGTAGCTAGGCCCATACCTAATTTTTCCAAGTCAATCTCGGTGCCATGGAATGCAGCAAACAAAGCAATACCTAAAAAACCTAACACGCACACCACAGCACAGAACCGTGCAGCGCAGTATGTTTGGTTGTCGTCTTCGGTAAGGATGTCTTTAAACAATTTCATTTAGTTGGGTTTTGCCATGAAATAGTGACTAATAAAACCAACAAACGAGCTAAATGCGGAGACGACCATCATGCCTGCCCACATACCGCCTTTAGATTTATTTGCCAACTCACAAAGTTGCTCAACTGATTTTTCGAGTTTGTCGATCTTTTTGTCTAGTGCGTCAACTGTCGCAACAAGTTGCCCGTACTTAAACATGTCGACTTGATTGTCGTGTTCCATGTTATCCAATCAATGCTGTTACTTCAGCTTGTGTTAGTCCTAATGCTGTTAGTTTAGCTAATGCAGAAGCCTTTGCATCTTTAGCATTTTGTTTGTCTTTTTCTTCGGCAGCTTGGAGTTCTATTAACTTGGCTTGTGCTGCGGCTAAGTCATATTGAATTATTTGCTCATTTTTGTCATAAGCTACATCGCCACGAATAGTAATAATAGATGGATTAATTGCGTAAATTGCATTATGTAAAGTTGCCATATTAGCTTCCTGAAATTTCAATTAAAGTAATTGTTCCAGCATTAGTAGTGCTTACTGTTCCAGTTGCTGTACTATTTCTTGCATAAATTGTATATGTGGTTGCTGACGTAGTAGAAGGAGAATCTAAATATGTAAGTGCTTGTCCTGTTGTTAAAGAACTCCCAGTGCCAGTGTATTGACCACCAATATCTCCACTTACACTTGAGCCACCCCGATATACGGCTAAAGTTAGACCTGTACCGTTAGCAGAACCATTCCAAATACAAGTGTACAAAACTAATATTTTACTAGTAGTACTTTGTGGTGTAATCGTTGCGGTTGCAGTTGTTGCCGTTGGGGTATTTGCAGTTGTGGAAAAACCAGTTGGAATATTAGCATTAACCACCTGCAATACTGTCTGTCCACTACCATATAAAGATACTGACATAATTATTCCTTAAACAGGATTAGCGATTGCTACTAATTCAGCAGTCGTTGTAGCAGATGCAATGCTTTCACGGCTAGTAGCTAATTCAGAAGCAAAGTCAGCGTCAGATTTAGCGTTAGCAATACCAGCTAATGTGTTTAATTGACGCTTTTGGGCTACTTGAACCGCAGCTGCATTAAAGTCACGCAGTTTGTGGGCTTGGGCTGTTGGGAAATCTACAGTAATAGTAGAGCCATCTAGCTTCCATGCGTCAAAAAAAACGGAATCAGCACCTTGAGGTAGAGTGCTGTCATCCACAATAATTGCACCAGCAGGGCAGTCTTTTGCTAAGACTTCGTTAATTGGTAATTCGCCTGTTGGGACACAGACAGATACACCGCCATTTGAGTTTGTATAAATGATTACTTGTGTCATTTTGATTCCTTTATATTATCTTGTTACAGTTACAGCTACAAATGTTGGATTTACTAAAGAATTAGAGCTTCTATCAAGCGTGGATATATATAAAATACTTGCAGTAGATGTAAAGTTAGCAGAGTAATTTACAAACATTTGATTTGAAGTTCCTGCGTAATTAGCCATTCCTACGGCTGAATAATTTGCATCAGTCATTGCAGTTGTAAAATTTATACCAAATTGTCCAGTAGAATTATAAGTAATAGAACTAACATTAAAAGAAGCGTTTATTATTGGTGATGCCCCACCACCAAAGTTTACCCATGCCTTTGCACTACCTTTAATAGCATTAGTTGTTGCGGTGCTGTTTCCTGCACCATCTTGTAAAACATCCGATACGATTGTTCCTGCCATGATTTATGCTCCAAAAATTACTACTGATACAAATGGACTATCTTGATACCCTGATGCCGCACTATTTTGCATGGCAATTTGATAAGCAGAGGTTGTTCTAGTTCCTGACCAAAATTCGCCCACATTGCTTGGTGCAGAGCCACTTGCATAATAAGCAGTAGCAATAGTTCCAGCATAGTTAGCATTAGCCATTGCAGTAGTAAAATTTACTGTGTAATTACCTGCACTATTTCTAGTTACAGAACTTACATTAAAAGAACCATTAACTACAGCAGTAGAGCCTGTAAACATTACCCATGCTTTAGCTATACCTAAATAAGCATTGTTGGTGCTAAATAGACCTGTATCGGTGTTAATTGTGTTTGCGACTAGAGTGCCAGCCATAATTTTTCCTTAAACGATTACCCAACGTGAGCCAGTAGAAACTGTGACAACAACGCCAGTATTAATAGTTACTGTTCCTGCGGTAGAAGCATTTTTACCACTTGGTACAGTATAGTTAGCGGTTATGGTTTGGTCATTTAAATTAAATACTTGGTTAGAACCACCGCCTGTTGCGCCACCGCCAACAGAACCCCATGAAGAGCCGTTATAACCTTCAAATTGATTAGTAGTAGTATTAAATCCCATTTCACCAGCAACTGGTGATGCAGGACGGGTAGCAGTTGTCCAAGATGGAAAGAAGGCTCCATTTGAGCCATCAATAATCATTGTCATACTGTCACCTCATCGGCTGGTAATGGTTCGTTACCCTCGGACTTCCACAACAAAAAGGCTTGATAGTCTGTGTTGGCTGGGTCGAATGGGATGCAAGAGGTTTTATTACCATCAATCAGAAGGACTTGATTTGAAAACTTTGTAAGTTGATAAATCATAACTCTGCTCCTGATGTATCTATGTAAGTTGTTGCGCCATTAGGACTTGCAATGACATTGTTTCCCCCCGTCCCCACTACATACAAAGTGAATCCATTGTTATCGGGGTTATATGCGACTGGTTGTCCACATCCACTGAGAGTCCATGTGCCATTTTTATTTACAGTTGGCGATGTTCTCATTGGAACTGGGAAAGGAACTGCAATACCAAATACTGCCGTTGCTCCAAAAGTGTTTCCATATATAGACGGATAAGAATTATTTGCCCCATTTGAACGCCAGTAATACCTCTGACACAAAGCCAACTCAGTTCCATACTGACGATACTCAAATCCAGTAGCACTACTTCCTACTTCTAGTTGAACACCAGTAATATAGAAGGTTGCTCCGCTTGTTCCTACTACGGATGTTGCACCTGTAGCTGAAAGTCCTGTAGAAGATGTCCAAGAACCAGCCGTTTGGCTATATGTTGAACCTGTACCTAAGCTCCACATTACTTCAACACCTGTACCATTAGTAGCGCCAACCCAAGTACCAGTTGTATCACCAGCAATAGTTACGCTAATTGGTGTCCAAGTATTTGCGGAAGAAACTGTATAAGAATACGGATAAAAACGATTATTAGCAGAATTTCTTAAACAACCGCCAAAAGTTCCTGTTAATGATGAATAAACTTGAAAACTTAAAGTTACAGTTTTTGCGTTGGCAGTACCCCAATTAAAATCAGCAAAATTAAAACCTTCTATTTTTTGGCTAACTAAAAAATAATCCGTTGAAGTAATGCTATAAGCGGAAGATGATGTCATTCCTAAATAATTACTAAATCCTGCTGGAGGGGTAACTGAACCAGCATTTTGTTGGATTGTAAATTTAGAATTTTGTGAAGCATTAAGGGTATATCTATCGCATGAAACATAACTTGAACCTGTTTGTACGCTTGTGCTTCCTGTGCCGTATTGAGCTATATTCATCGCACCATTAATAATGCGGTTCTTCATAATAGAAGCGTTTCCTGCACCTAGATTGCTTCCTGCTACGCTTGTACCGATTACATCAGCATTGACTGTTCCGTAAGCCATGATTTATCCTTATTCGTACAAGATGTTGATTGAGCCATTGGTAAATACGTCTGTTCCGTTTGTAGTTGCAAGAGCGACTCTATCTAATGTTCCACTTAAAGTTACAGTAGAAGTTGCGTAGTTAAGTTCTGTGCCAGATGAATTTGAAGTAATCGCTGTGCTTGATGTGCCAATCCAAATATTAGAACCAATATTTGTCCATATCGCAGTTCCGGTCCAAAGATAAGAAGCAGAACTTAGGTTTACAACACCCAAACCTGTTTGAATTGTTGAGCTTGCAACAGTATTTCCTGATATGTACGCTTGCGCACCACCGTATCCTGAAGTTTTTAAACTACCACTACCAATTTGGGATTCTATTCCGCTTGAACCATTTGTGCCAACTGCAAAAATCGTAAGAGTAATTCGTTTAACCCAACTAGGAATTCCTGTAATAGAAACGCTTGTACCCGATGTAGAAGCTACGGCAGTTCCGCTAACAATATTAGTAGAAACGCCTTGAACTGCGGCTGTTCCTGTACCAGCGGGTAATGTAATAGTATTTGTACCAGCTACGCTTGGGGCAGCTAGGGTAATTGCCCCGCTTGTATCGCCTGAGATTACGATTGAACTCATTGTTTATCCTTAAAAAACTATCCAGCGTTGACCCGCTGGAATGGTAACTGTTGCGCCCGCATTGATTGTAATTGGACCAACTGATTCGGCATTATAACCTGTAGTTAGTGTATAACTAGTAGTTACAATGGCTTGGTTTTGTACAAAAACTTGGTCTGGGCCACCACCTGTTGCACCTCCGCCAATTTGACTCCAAGCAGTTCCGTTATAGCCTTGAAACTCAGAGACAGATGTGTTGAATCGAATCATACCAACAGCAGCATTGGCGGGCTGTTGTACGGTATTACCAACAGGGATTTCTAATGCGCCGTTGCTTAGTACAATAAGTGTGCTATTAGCACTATCCCACTGCAGGTGTGAGTTTACGTTACTATTTGCTAGTACAGACACAACACTGTTTGCGTTTTTGTAATACAAAATACCATCGGCAGTATTTACCGCCAACTCACCACTGGCCAAGTTTGCCGCGGCGGGCACATGTCCAGCCGTTGGGCTGTAATACATCTGAATTGTAGTATTGCCAGAAGATGCCATGTTTATACCTTTAAGTATTCTAAAACTTCTGATGGTTTTAGAAAGCGTTCATTTTTATGCTCTGTTGCTTCCCACCAAAGAAACTGATTCTTTGCTAGGTGTTCTCTGCCTTT